AGTGTTTTGTTTGTGAGTGTTTTAGTTGTGCCTGAGAAATAAGTATCAAGTAAATCTACGTCACGATAACCTATTTCATTACCATTATCAAAAACAAGAAGAGCATCATTGTTTGCTATTGCTGTACTTGTATCTACACTTACTGCTGAGAAGTCAGCTACTGTGTTTAACTCTGCACCTGTAGCATTAAGGCCAGTAACATTATTAGATATACCATTTATTGAATCTACATATGCTTTTACTGACTGTTGAGTAGGAATAAGTGTGGCAGAGTTAGAAGACATATTGTCTTCATCTACAAAACCTGTAGCAGTAATAGAACCATCAGCTAGTGAGCCAAAGTTAATTGTGCCTGTAGTAGTGATAGCAGAAGAGCCAACATCAATAGCACCAAAACCTGATGTAATACTACCGCTATTCAATGCACCAACAGTGGTGACATTGCTGAGAGTATCTAAGCTAGTCTCCATGTACGTTTCAAAGTCAGTCAGTGCGACTTGCTTCATAGTGCCAGCATCATTGACCACTACACGATCAGCATCTGCGAGAGTTGTGCTGGTAGCTGACGTATCGCCATCCATGATGTTTAGTTCAGCAGCGGTGCTATTAACCCCAGTTAAATCAGTAGGAGCAATGCTGATATTGCCAGTGCCATCAAAAGACTGACCAGCAATATTACGTGCAGTTGCAAGGGCTGTAGCTGTAGAGGCATTACCAGACGTATCTTGGTTACCTGTTGTGTTTACACCAGAAAGATTAATGTTACCAGTGCCATCAAAACTTACACCCCCAATAGTACGAGCAGTGGCTAAAGCAGTAGCAGTTGCTGCGTTACCAGTAGTTGAACCTGAAGACCCTGTTATGTTACCTTCAATATTAGCTACCAAAGTACCTGTAGTAATAGAAAGATTACCTGTTGATGCACCTGTAAATGTACCTGTACCTACAGTAAATTTATCTGCACTTTCGTCATAACCGATAAATGCATTAGCTGCATCACCACGTTCAATTACAAGACCAGCATCGTTAGAAGGTGTACCTGTAGTACCAGAACCTAATTCAATAAGAGCATCAGACACAACCATATTGGTAGTATCAACAGTAGTTGTCGTACCATTGACTGTTAAATCACCTCCAATAATAGCATTGCCTGTGGTAGTAATATTTCTAATGCCTGTGTAGTCTTTATTTGAGTCTAGTACCACCGCTTTAGAAGCAATAGCAGTACCTACTGCCGTACTGCCTAAGTCTAATGCGTTTAATTCTCCAACAACAGCAGTTATACCATCTAATGTGTTTAACTCTGCAGCAGTAGAAGTAATAGCAGTAGAACCAAGCGTTAAACTACCACCGACAATAGCATTGCCTGTAGTTGTTACTTGGGCAAACTGTACGTTATCTCCTGTGGCTAGGCTTTGGTCAGTGTCAGAAAGATCAGTAGCAGCAATAGTAATATTAGCAGAACCATTAAACGATTGCCCTGCAATAGTCCTAGCTGTTGCAAGTGTAGTAGCTGTTGCTGCATTGCCTGACGTATCTTGATTACCTGATGCATTAACACCCGGCAAATTAATATTACCAGTACCGTCAAATGAAACACCACCTATTGTTCTAGCTGTTTCTAAAGCTGTAGCTGTAGCCGCATTTCCAGAGGTAGCCTGATTACCTGTAGCATTGACACCGGGAAGATTAATGTTACCTGTACCATCAAAGCTAACACCGCCAATAGTTCTTGCTGTTTCAAGTGCAGTTGCAGTATCAGCATTACCTGTTACATCCCCTGTTACAGCACCTACAAGAGATGTACCTGTAATGGTAGTACCTGTAATAGCAGCAGCAGAGTTAGCACCGATGATAGCACCATCAATAGCACCACCATTAATATCAACAGTAGTAAGTGTAGAAGTACCTGTAGCAGTTAAAGAAGTGAATGTACCAGCAGCAGCACTAGAGCCACCTATAACTACACCATCAGCAGTACCGCCATTAATATCTGCAGTATCAGCTACAAGTGCATCAATATTAGCAGTACCGTCAATGTATAAGTTACGCCACTCAGAGCCACTAGCACCAAGGTCATACGTATCATCAGCAGAAGGAATAAGTGGTGAAGCTACATCAGCAGTAACAGTGACTGTATCGGATGCTGCATCACCAAGAGTAGTGTTGCCACTTACTGTTAAATTACCTATGATACCGGCATTTGCATCTACATCAAGTGTATCTATGTGTGCAGTACCATCAAGAAATAAGTCTTTAAATTCTAACGAGCTTGTACCTAAATCAATATCACTGTCTGTTACAGGAACAATAGCACCGTCTTGAATACGTATTTGCTCTACTGCAGCATTAGATACCTCAACAAATATTCCAACTCTATTATTGCTAGTGTCAATAGCTATTTTATTTAGTGCGTCCGAGTCAGCAATAAGAGGTACATAACCACCCTCTGTAGCTGATCCATCATGTGTGTGTCCTGTAGCTAATGCAAAAGTATCACGTAAAGCGTTAAACTCTACATTCAATGGGTTCGCACGTACAACGGCTGTTGCAACAATGTCTGCCGATGACTGTCTTGCGTAACCTGCCATGTGTTATCTCCTATCACCTAATCCGTAAGTCACCGTAACCGCTTGAATAGTGTGGCTAGGACTTGTGTTATTTGTAACGTAAGTCATAGAGATTGAATCTCCTGACCCACTAATTGAAGTACTTTTTATTGGCGAAGGGTTGCCATCATAAATATCTGTTTCATCATAAGTTGTACCTATATCATCAAAGTTTACTGCAGCCCCTTCTGTTGTAAGGGTAAAACTAGAAGGGGTAGCTATTTCTGAATCACCAAAGTTGTAATTAATACCTAAAGAAATTTCTGTTTCGCCTTCTGTTTTAAGAAATGTTTTAACTTTATAAAACAATTTTCTAATATCTGTATCTTCCATAAAATAATAAGGGGTTTGATAAACACTTAAAATATCAGACCCATTAAAATTATTACCTGTTTCTTGTCTATGTACTTTACCTGTACTATCACCATGAAGTACAAACTCAAACTGTCCTATGTAACCACTAGCTACAGCAGTAGCTTCTATGCCTACAAGTTGGCTATATTCAAAAGTAGACTTAGCAGAAGGACTTTTACGAATAGCTCCTATAAGAGAAAGAGAAGTATTAGCTTCAAAGAACAATCTAAACTGTGACTTTCTTCTTACAACAACAGCTTTAAGTTTTGTTACATCTTCGTTAATTGAATAGTTTTCAAAAGTTTTTTGTATTTCTCTGGATACAGTTTCAAGTTCAACGTCACCAATTCTATTTGTACCTGATACTGGACGGATACCATCTGGACCCAAAAAGATAATATCACCACCAAATTCTACCACACTATCTGATGCTACGCAACCCAAATCATTAGTAACATTTTCAAGTAAGAAGTTAGAGTAGTTATCTCCTACTAATCTTTTAATAGTATTTTGACCAAAGATATATAGTTGATTACGAAACCCAATAATTTGAGTAATAGAAAAACCTACATTAATTACCCCAGCACCATTAGCAGGATCAAAATCTGTGTCGTTTAAAGGAGAAGAAAAATACAGATTAAAAGGGTAAGTAGAATCCCCAGCTAAAAACAAATGGTTTGCAAAAGCACTAGCAAACTTTGGTGCGGCAGGAGCATTTGAATGGTGTAACTTTATATAGTCTGTGCCATTATATTTAGCAGCTTGGTTTACACCATCAGTAAGTACTAGTATTTCTTCAAACCAGTTATGTTTTGAAAACCTTACAATATCTATGTCAGTAAAGCTAGGGTTAGTGGGTCTGTATTCACCTGCACCAGAACCTGCTGTAATGTTTCCTGTAACTGCACCACCTGCAGCTATCTGTGTAATAGTTTTAAAATACTTTGTACTACTTACAGTAACAGCACCATTAGGACCAGCAATAGCTTCTGTCTGTGCAACATCAGATGAATCTGTACCTGTTATAGTAAAGGTCACACCAGAGTTATCATTACCTGCCAACCCAGTTATAGTTAGTTTTCTTGGTTGTAATGAAGCAGCAGTGTAAAAGTTAATAGCCCCACTATCTGCTAACGCACCATTTAAAGTAAGATTAGCTGCCCCACCTGTTGTTTGTGCAGCACATACCCCATCTGGATCATCTGCTACAAAAGAACTATCTACTGCATTCCAACCAATAACAGTTGGTGTTCCTACTACAGTGCTTGAGTGAGTAGATGTTCCTCCTGTTAAAACATTGCCGGAAGCATAAATAGAAGAAGGTAGTCTACCAAAGTTTAATACTATAGAATTACCTGATCCGTTAGCTGTCTTAGAAATAACAGTAGCAGTAATACCTGTACTAGAGTTATCGGAAGAACTTACAACAGCAGTTAGAGTTTCACCTATAGTAAAACTAGCAGATTGGTTGTCTGTTACTACTACTGTGTAATAATGATTGTACCAATGTAGGTAGTTACTACCAGAAGAAGGCTCACGTGTGGCAAAGATACCTTGTTTTATCTCTCCATTAACAGCAAGACCAAGAACTTTGCCTGTACCAGAAACTGTCCCATAACCATTAGAAAACCCACTGATGCGTCTGTATCCACCTTCTAGTGAAGGCTCCATATTAATTAGGCTTACAGCACTTCCCGGCATTTGGGCAGATTGTGTAAGAGGGTCAACATTAGTAACAAGACCCCCAGCACATACTGCAGCAAATGTTTTTAAATTATCTGCCATACTTAAAACACATTAGATTTAAAAGAGCTAGAATTAAAGGTACGTTGTATTGCTGTAGATACTACATTAACAGGTTGATCTAATATTAATCTTCTCATCATCTCAATACCATCTTTAAATTTTTTAGTGTGTAACTGTGCTGATTGTTCATTTGATCTAAACATCATCATATACATCATAGCACCATCTATTACTACATGCTTAAATCTATCAGGTATTAAAGCTGTATCACTATATGCTGTTAAATCTGCAGGATATTTCCAGTATCTATACTCTACTACATAAGCAGCATCAGGTATAGGGTGCAATCCAAATTTTTCTTCTTGCGTCATATAAACAAAGTAAGGATCAGTCCTGCCACTTTCACCATTAACATCTTCAATAGTTCTATAATTAGATAAATATTGATCGTAAGTTAAAAGAGATAATTTTCTAGGGGTATTGCTTTCACTTGTAAGCCTATTAATATAAAAAGTATCCCAATCTGCTTTAGAGTAATCTGCAGGAAAAGAATACTGCCCTGTACCTGCAACTAAAGTTTGTTCATAGGTTGTAAGAGTAAAAGGCCACTCTTGAGCATCTTGTAGTATCTCACGAATAGAAGAATTAATAGCATCTTTAGCTAATGCCTGTACATTTTTTACAGAGCCAAAGTCAGCTTGGTCAATTTGAACTTCATTCAAACGCCTCAATAACTCATTTGTTAGATTTAAAAATGTTGACATATTGCTCTCTATTATGTGCGATTAGCTGGTGAAAAATATAACCTACAAGAAAGAGTAGCACTAAAGCTATGACTACTTGTAATTCTGTGTATTAATATTTTATCACCTGCATGTAAATAAAGGGGACCAGAACCAATAAATTGTGTACTAGCTCTACCTGTTATTTGTTCTTCTAAAACTAAAGTATGGTATTCAGTATCATCTGCATGATATACTTGTATTCCAATATTAGAATTAGAAGACTGATTATTAGAAACTAAAAGATAAACTACCTCTGCTTCATAATTACTAGGGCAAGTAAATAATAATGTGGCATTGTCAGGAGAACTAGTAGTACTAGCTGAGTTACCTGTTACTGCAGCAAATTTACTTTCTGTTCTAAACTGAATGCTCGCCATTTTTAACTACTCTTAGGAGTATTTTTTTGTGTAGGTTTCATAGATGCACCACAATTTATATAGCCACCTTTATTTAATCCCATAGATGCACCTTGTCCTTTAGCAGACATCATACCTTGGCTAAACTTATTAAGGGAAGAACTTTTATATTTATCATTATCTTCCATAGGTGTTACATTACCACCCAATGCATACTTACGTTTTTTCATTTTGTTTCCTTGAGTCGTAAATTTGATACACCAATGGGGCCAGCACATAGCCAGCCCCAAAGTATATATTTTTATGCAAGGTAGTCACGATCTACTTCATTAGCAGTCATGTCTTGACCCATATCAGAACAGTCCATCATAACTGCCCAGATACGCAACTTACCTGTACTTACTGCACCACCAGAAAGTGTAGCAATAGTTAGGTCAATGTTGTCATCTGCAACAGCCATTACGGGCTGATATGCTGCTGGATTTTGTGCAACAACAGCAGCGGCTGAAGTAGCATCAAAGCCATCAACAAATACATCAGCGTCAACCATACCAAGGTCCACAGTGAAGGTAGAACCATCACTAGCAGTATCTACTTCGATACCTGCGTTAAGAACCATGTTCCCTTTAGGAACAGCAATTACTGGAATAACATCGGAAGCTGCAAGAGCAGAACCTTTGTCAGACAAAGCAGTTGCTAGGTTAAGTACGGTTTGCACCATGTAAGGGTTACGACCACGTTGTGTATTACCACGTGCCGATTGAAGTGTATTATCACCAAGTGCCATGTTTTATGCCTCCCTTACGCTGCGTTATAACGGGCAGTAACGATTGCTTCAGGACGAAGAATCTTACGACCGTATAGATGCATACCACGAACAATGTCAGCAAAGCTGTCAGGGTCACGATATGTTTCTGTTTTATTGATCTGCTCGGCAGTTGCTACAGCAGAATCATGACCAGCTACGATAACACCAAAGTTAGCGAGTTGGTTGGCAGAGCCTGTAGTTCCCGGTCCTGTACCTACCGCTGGTAGATTAGACGAGGAATATACACGGAAGCCGTGGAAATTGCTAATGGTCAAACCATTACGCAGTCCACCTGATTCACCAAAATCTGCATTCATGAAGCGTGAATCTTCATCAGCAAGAATTTCCATGAATACTGGATCAACTACAATCCAACGGCCTTGTTTGTCAACTTGCTGTTGATCAAGCAAACGAGCCATACGAGCAACAACCATTGCTGGTGAAGCCGTAGCAGTTGGAAGTGCAGTAGCACCGGGCAAACGTGCAGCCAGAGGAATAGAGTGTGTTCCTGCAGAAGCTGTAGTAATGTTGCCAAAGTCACCTTTATGCAGTTGCATAGAGGA